ACTTCCTCCCCTTCTCGTTGAGTCCACCTGACTTATTCTTTCCTGCCTTTCTGGTCCATGCTGCTGCCTCATCAACTACTTCCTCCTTTGCCATATTAGTGGCAGTTGCATACATTACTGATTTATAATCGTCACCATAACGTGCTTTGAAATCCTTAGCAGATTTCTTCATACCCTTCACATACTTTTCCTTATCTTTCTCTTCACCTTTAGTTAGAGATCTCTCTTCAATTGCTTCCTCACCAACGGGAACACAGTTAGGAACCATACGGTTGCCTTTCTTTTTTAAACCCTTAGCGGTATATCCCTTCCAGCACTTTTCACCAATTAATTTTGGTCCTTTTGCTTTTTTCTCAGCAGCTGCTTTTTCTCCAGGATTGTCGGTGTTTCTGGCAAGGTTGCCGATCTTAGCATCTCTTTGAGCAGATCTATGTTTCCTTTTATCTATTGCCATAGAAACTTCTTCTTTCATCTTCTCTGCCTTTTTACGTTTGGCAAATTGAATGTAAGATTCCCCTGGTTTTAACTTATTACTGTAGTCTGGTTTCTTTGCTGGTTTGGATGTGCCTCCATCTTCACGGGCTCTACGGTTAGCACCTGGTCCACCCATCGTTCTATCTTTATCAGCATCAGGATTCCAGAAATCACCCTCATCCAATAATTCTTGTACTGTCTTTAACTTCATAGATTCCCTCTGTACTTTAGTCTTAATTTTTTTCTTTCCATCAGCAGATGGTACAAATTCACCCATCTCCTGAGTTTTGGGATCTGAGGTATCTACATCACCATCAACATCGGCATCAATTCTCTTTACTGCTCTAGCAGCAAGTGCTTTAAGATTCTTTGAAGGAACCTCAACATCAGTGGAGACACCTTCAGTCTTTACATTGATTGCTTTACCCTTTCTATCGGGATTAGGATCCTGACGATTCTTACGACGAAATGCTGCTTCCTCCTCATCTTTGGAGAGGGCACGTTTCATTTTACTAGAACCGCACTTTGGTTTGGTGGTTTGTCCTGGTTGTTTGGCACAGGGTTTTCCTGCGTATTTGCCACCCAACTGAACCCAACCAGGCTTGCCATCAGAAGACTTACTCTTGCCAAACCAGTCACGCAAAGAAGAATCACCACTTTTGTTTTCATTCAGTGCCATACTTGCAAAAAAGTATTATATATCTTATTTATTTCTTTTCGTCCATTAGACCTTGTTTGATCAGTTTTTGTAACTCGGCAGTTGTTCCAACGATCAAAGCATTGTTGGTAATATTGGTTGTACTCTTCTTGTCTTCAGCGTTCAAGTCTTTCAACTCTTTTTGTAATTTGAGTAATTTATCTGTGGCATCTGAAACATTCTTGATCAACTGACCAGCAACTTCATATGCTCTTGGTGAATTGGTTTCTTGTGCTAATTCTAGAACACCATCTAAAGTCTCTTGCCCCTTTTCAATAATAGAGTACAGTTGACCTCTAGTATATTCATAATCTTTATCAACATCACTCTTTGTCAACCTATCAGGTTTCTCTTTCTTTTTGACAGGAGTTACATCTACAGTTTCACTAGTTGTATCTAATGCGTCATCGATACCATCATATCCAGGCATAATCAGATATCCTCTTGTTTGGTTGGACTATAAGTTTTGGAGTCAAAAAACATTTCAGTTGTTTCACTGAATCCAAAATCATCATTAGGATCAGCAGATATTGGATCTGGAACAGCAGTATATCTTTGCTCCCTCTTGGCAACAGTTTGATCTGTATTTGTATGATAATCCACCTGAACTTTTCTGATGAGTCCATCGGAAGACTCCGCGATAGGACCAAACAGATAAGTCTTGGCAGTAAAATCAAATGTATAAATCAGTGATCTTCTTGTCGTAAAATCACCCTCATAATCATCTTGAATATCGATACTGTTCAGAACAACAGGGATATCTTTCTTTTCTCCAATAGAAGAAATTAAATCAACAGTTAGATTAAATGATGGTTGAAAAAATGGTAAGATCTGCTCAGTTACCTGTAAAGCATCATCATTTAATTTTGAGAACAATGCTAACTGGAAATTGATATTGTATGGTACAGGCATGTAAACTTTCCGTACATCCCCTGTGCCTGTTGCTGCTTTAAATGTTTTTGTTGCTGTAGTTTTTCTGGTAGGATCTACTGCTATGCCAGTCATTTCAAATGACATTCTTGGTAGAGTGATAGCAACTGGTTTACTCAGTTCTGCCTGCTGCTGAATCTTTGCCAAAAACTTTTGCATTGGTCCATATGCCAATGGCACTTTAATATCGTCAATTACTTGTCCACTATCATTTTTATGTTGAACGTGGATATTATTAAACAGAGTGCCAAACGAAACAATAGTTTTCCTAATGATTTCGTGATAAAAATAAGTTCCAAGCATTAGAATGTACCAAATGGATTTTCTTCAGTAAAATCGATAATGTCTAAACCTTGAGTTTCAAACTCATCGTTTTGGTCATATGGAGATTGATCATCGAAGGTATCATATGATTGAACTTTACGTCTAGCACCTGAACTAGAACCTACTACAAGTTCACCAACGAAGAAAGTACCACTATTTATTCCAACCTTCATAATACCAGTGTCAGCAGTCCAACTCCTGACCTTAGCTCTAACAGAACTAGCAGCTCCAATGATTTCTTCATTGTACTGATAATTAAGACTATTAGCCTCTGTAGATCCAATTCCAGTTCTGTCTACAGTAATTGTTGGAGTTCCACTTCCACCATAATTTTGACCAGCGTCTCTAATCAAGACATGGGTCATGGTGCCATTATTAAACTGTGGTTCAAGAATAGCAGGAATTCCAATGACTGGATCAATTGTTAGGGTTGGTGTATTGAAGTAATTAGTTCCACCATTGAGAACACGAATTGAAGTGATGCCAGTGCTATTGATAACTGCTGTAGCAGCTGCTCCAGTTCCATAAACAGCACCAGAGGTGGCACCAATTGAAGTATTAGCAATACTAGTTATTGTTACAGTTGGTGGTTCAGTATATCCAAATCCAGTATTCGTTAATAGGATTCTATCAATAGAATGAACACCAGACCTTACAGTTGTAATTGCCACAGCTTTGGCAGTGGCATTGGTCAAAACAGAGGGAGAATCACTGATAGTAACGGTTGGAACTTCCGTGTATCCAGATCCATCATTGGTAAGTTCAATACTTCTTACCATTCCAGTTCTTGGGAAACTATCTACCCTGAGAGTAGCAGTGATTCCTGTGCCAACAAGAGTTAGTTCTGTAATATATCCTTGCTCTTCAACTTGAGTATCGATAAAGTCAATACTGGTATCAATGTCTTCACCTTCATACTGGAAGAGTTCACACTGAAGTTTATAAACGTAATTTGTTCCTAATTGATAGAAAGGTTGTTCATGCTCAACTCTCTTTACCTCAAATAATCTCTCACCTAAGGGGAAGAATACCAAATCTCCCTCTCTAGGTCTCGAATCAATCAACATTTCATCGTCTGGTTGATCTGCCATGAAAGGTTGAACAAACTCTTCAAACCTTTCTTTTGATAAAATCAACGTAACTTCATTTTGAAGATTGATACCAAACTTCGTCATGATATCAGATCCAGGAGCATACCCTTCAAAGTTCTCTAGATATGCCTCAATAGCAAAGTTATCATCAAATTTTGAAGTTTCAACTTCTCTGATGATATCATCCGAACCCAAAACTTTTCTTGGGATGTAGTGAATATCTATACCGTACGTTCTGAGGTGTTCATTAATCAGATCCTGTAAAAGGAACTGTTCGTTCGATGAACCCTGTAAAAAGAAAGGATTGAGTGCCATTATCCAATTAAATCAAGGGGTGGAATTTCATATTCAGATAGCATTCTCTTCTCAATATCTTCAATCTCTTTTACTGCATCATCGTAGATTTCTCTACCATTTAATTCAATACCACCAGGGAGTTTTGCTCCTTTAAATTTGATGAGGTTCTGTCCCCACTGTTTTTTAATTAAAGCAGTGGCATACTTTTTGACAAAAGAGTCATTATACACTTCACTGAAATCATTTGGATTCATGATCCTGTAGCAGTCTAGAATAATGTAATCACCGACAGCAGTACTAGACCAGTCAATATCAATGTATAATCTATTTTGCCTTTTGTTGAATCTTAATTGTTTATCTGTGGTTAGTAGAAAACTAATGTCTTCCAGATAACTCTTTGTCATGGCATAGTTTAGTAGACCATTGTATCCTATGTCAAAAGCAATGTCATTCAAGAACAACTGATATTTGACACTGAACATTCCATTCGAAATAGAACTAGCATCAAATTTAAATAATTTTTCTATGCCTATAATTGAGTCTGGAACTTGGATATAATTTTGATTCTCATACCAAGTAAAATTGGTTGTTACCCCAACAGCAGTTTCTGATGTGACACCCACACCATCAATCTCTGCTCTTCCACGGTCTTTGTCAGCCTGTGTAATTTGATATTTTAAAAATGTTCTGACTACACCATCATAATGCCTTTCGTGAAAGAGTTGAAAAGCATCATCAATAGAGTCGTCTACTTGTTCATCAGCAACATTAACTTCAAGTACAGGAGCTCCTAGTTTTCTTAGACAATAGTCAATTAATTCTTGTCTAGTCGATGGTTGTGCCATTAGAAGGAGCCTCCGTCAAATACGTCTGTCCACACTGGAACTCCAGATGCGTTAGTTGTGAGAAGATAATTAGAAGTTGTAATACCACTAGTTGTCGCACCACTGCTGACGATTAATCCGTCACCATCAAAGAATGCGATTCCATTAGGACCATTGTAATCACCAGAATCATAATAAATGCCATCCGTTGCGGAAAGGAATCCGACAATGTTGACGTGAGTGCTGATGGCAACATTGCTACCAATCTCAGAGTTTAGAGTCAGAGCACCCGTCTTGCTATTTATTGTGTTATTGCTAGCAGAACCAATCTCGATGTTAGCTGCTGTTGTAATACCAGAGACTTGTAATGTGTCAGTCTCAGTATGACCTGTTATATCAATACCAAATGCAGTGGTGGCAAACTTCTGACTTCCACTAGCCTTGATAACTACCTCACCAGTTCCTCTGGTATCAATAACAATATCACTAGATCCAGAAGAAGGTCCGTTAATTTGAACATCAGCACTCGTTGAGTTTGGAAGAACAAATCCGGCTCTTGTTGAGGTATTTCCACCACCTCTAATTACCAGGTCTCCTCCATTACTATGAAGATTAGTTGCTCTAATCGAACCAACAACATGAAGGTCAGTTGAGAATGTAGAAGCAGCAGAAACAAGAGTACCACCAGTAATTGTTACACCATGAGTAGAGGTTTCAAATTTCTTTACATTATCATAATAAAGATCTACTGAACCATCATCAGTAAACAAAGCAAACTGCTCATCAGCAGCAGAATTCTGGAATCTGATTGTCTGTCCATATATCTTTAGTTCATTGGGATTAATATTCTTGATATGAGTATCAGTCCCATCATGATAAATTTGTAAGTCTTGACTAGAACCAATTCTCAATACGTCATTATCACCAAGAAGAACATCATCCTGGAATATGGTGGCACCAGAGAATGTGAAGTTGGTAGCAAATCCAGAACTA